CCGCACGGACTATCAGTCAGCGCTGGCCGCCAATCCGAACGACAAAGACGCGCTCGACGCCCAGAAGAACGCCGGCAAGATCGAAGGCGCGATCCGCAAGAAATACGACAAGACCGATTTCAAGTCGGGAATCAAGCTCAATACGGCTTACGACAGCAGCTTCCAGTCCCTTGGTGCCGACAAGGCCAAGATGGACGACGAAATCGCTCAATACAACAATCTCGGCAACGTCGTTGACAAGAGCCGGTTGGCGGTCGTGAATTTCGAGATCGCCAGCGGCAAACTGAAAGGACTGTCCGCCGATCGCGCAAATACCCTGCGCGCGATGGCGTCAACAGCGGATGCCGAAGCCGAGCAGTTGGCGGGCATCAAGAGCATCAAGACCATCGAGGACAAGATCAAGGCGGTGCAGGCGGAAGCCAACGTCCAGGGCGTCGCAAAGGAGGCGACCAAGGAAGCATTGCTGATGAAGGATCTGGATACCGCCAAGACGCATATCAGCAGCCAGGAATACGACAGGCTGAAGGTATCCATCCACGATGCCACGCAGGCGCTCGAAGCGCATGGGGCAAAGAATGCGATTTCAGGTATGGAGCGCGGCACTGGCGACAAGATCGCCAAGATCCGCGAAGAATCGGATGCTGTCGGGCAGAGTGCGCTCGCGCACAAGGAACTCGCGGCAGCGCTTGCGATTGAAGCGCAGGCCGGGAAAGCGATCCAGCAATACCCGGATCAGGCAGCAGCCATCAACGCATCGGCGAAGAAGCAGATCGACGACATTACGGCTGCCCTGATCGAGGCCGACAAGGCGCAAGCGTCATGGGATCGCGGTGTCCAGACGGCCATGCAGGACTATCTCAATAGCGCCGGCACTGCCGCGACACAATCAAAGAATCTCTTCACGACTGCATTCAAGGGCATGGAGGATGCGCTGGTCAACTTCGCCATGACCGGGAAACTATCATTTTCGTCGTTGGCAAAATCGATTGTTTCGGACTTGATCCGGATTCAGGTGCAGGCGCAAGAATCCAGGATAGTGGGGTCGCTGTTTGGCGCAACCGGCATGTTTGGATCGAATGCAGGCGTTGCAAGTTCTCAGGGATTAAGTATGTCTGACATCGCCGGAGCATTTGCCGGCGGCGGTGATCCTCCGTTAAACGTGCCGTCCTTAGTTGGAGAAAAGGGGCCAGAGCTCTTCGTCCCGCGCGGCGCTGGCACGATCGTGCCAAACAAGATGCTTGGTGGAGGCAGCGGCGGGGCAGCTGTGAGCATTGTCCAGCACATCACCATCGATAGTCGCACCGATGCATCGACCATCCGCGACATGCTGACCCAGTCGATGCAGGCGACCAAGGCATCGATCTCCGAAGCGATCAAGCGTGGGTCCAACCAGTACACGAGGGCCTGATGACGATCCTGACCTTTCCGGCCGTCACCCCGGCAAAGAGCACTTGGGGCATCAAGAGCCTGACCGAAACCTTCACCTCACCCCTGAACGGCTCGGTCCAGACGGCCGGCCGACCTGGTGCGCGCTGGAAGGCGACACTCGAGTTCGCGCAGCTGGCACTGACCGAGGGCGCAACCGTGGAATCATTTCTGGCGCAGATGGACGGCATGGCGGGACGCGTCTACCTGTATCCGCATCACCGGCCCGGCAGCGGCGCCAATGCAGCGGTCAATGGGGCGAGCCAGGTCGGCACCACGCTGAACCTGACGTGCGCCGCCGGACGGGTGTTTGCGGTTGGCGATTATTTCACGGTCAACGCTGAATTCAAGATGGTCACAGCAGCCGCCACGGCGGACGGTGCAGGCGCCGTCGCCTTGTCGTTCGCACCGATGCTGCGCGCCTCACCGGCCGATGCCGCAGCGGTCGTATTCACTCGGCCGACCGCGTTGATGATGCTGGCGCAGGACGAATATTCGCTCACGCGCAATTCGGACCGCTCCTACGACGGCTTTTCGATCCAGCTAATTGAGGTGTTTGTATGACCCGCAGCATTGATGCCGGCCAGATTGCGGCCATCGGCGCGCCGCACTTCTCGGGGATTGCGTTCGTCGAACTTGATTTCACGACGGCGCTGCGGCTCTCGACGCTGCCTTACGCGTACCCATGGAACGGATACACATGGGTTGGCGCCGGCAATCTCGGCTCGATCTCCCCGGTCGGAGAAAACAGCGATCTGCAAGCGCAGGGCGTGACGCTCTCGCTGGCCGGCATCGACCCGTCGCTGATTTCCACTGCACTGTCCGAGCAGTACCAGGGCAAGGGCTGCCAGATCTGGTTCGCGCCGCTGAATCCAGACAATGGCCAGTTGATCGGCACGCCGATCCGCATCTTCAATGGCCGGATCGACACCATGAACATCGAGGTCGGCGACACCGCCACCATCACGCTGACCGGGGAGAGCAAGCTGGTGGACTTTTTCCGGGCGCGCACCGCGCGTTTCAATAATGCCGACCAGCAGCAGCGCTATCCGGCTGACCTGGGGCTGCAGTATGTCGATCAGATGGTCGAAAAGACCATTGTATGGGGCCGCGCATGAGATTTGAAAACTGGCCCGAGCTGCTGGCGGCGTTCATTGAAGCTCGCCGCCATACGCCCTTCAAGTGGGGCGAGTCCGACTGCTGCCTGTTCGCCGCCGACGCGCTGCTGGCGATGACCGGCGTCGATGTGGCGGCGCACAACCGCGGCAAGTACGACACCGCGCGCGGGGCGCTGGCATTGATTAAAGAAGCCGGAGGTGTGTCAGGACTGGTCGCGCTCGAACCGGTCGATCGCAAGCTGGCAAGCCGCGGCGACATCGTAATGGTGGACACGGCGCAGGGCGATGCGCTGGGCGTGCTGCTCGGCCGGACCGTCGCGGCACAGGGGGCGGACGGGCTGGTATTCCTGCCGCCGTCTGCTATCGAGCAAGCCTGGAAGGGAGTCGCATAATGCCGCCGGTCATCGCTTATATTGCAGATGTCCTGGTCGCATGGGGGATGGGCGCAGGCCTCGCCAGCTTCATCGCCTCCTTTGTCGTATCGTCTGCGCTTTCGTACGCCGTCGGCATGCTTACCAAGGCGAACACCGGCGGCTACACGGCCTCGCTGGCCGACCGGCAGCAGGTAGTGCGCTCGTCGATTCAGACCCGCAACATCATCTATGGCGAAATCGTCACGTCCGGGCCGCTGATCTTCGCCGCCTCCAGCAACGCGTCCGGCGATGGCGGGGTCAACAAGTACCTGCACCTGGTCATCGCGCTGGCCGGTCATGAGGTCGAGGATATTCCCGAGATATTCCTGGGCGACGTGTCGCTTGGCACGCTGGATTCAAACGGGTTCCCGACCGGCGGTATTTACAACACCAAAGAGCCGGCACTGCAAACCGTATCGATCGCGCTGGCAGCCGGCGCGATCGGCTTTACACTAGGCGAAGCCGCGTCATCCATCGTAGCCGTTGTATATGGTGCTAATACTACCCTCTGGGGTGTGGCCACGTCGCAAGCCATCCCAAGTACGCTCTCCACCGACGGCGTGACGATCACCTTTACGACGCCACTGTCGTCTGCCACCACGGTGACTTGTAGTTACGTGCCGCTGTCCACCAATTACGGCTGGGTGCGCGTCAAGAAGCACCTCGGCAGCCCGACTCAGGCGGCAGACGCCGATCTGATCGCGCAATGCCCATCCTTATGGACGACTGCGCACCGGCTGCAGGGCATCGCGTACATCTACGTGCGGCTCGAATTCAGCGTCGACAAGTTCCCGACCGGCATCCCGAACATCAAGGCGCACGTCAAAGGTAAGAAGGTGTTCGACCCGCGCACGTCGACCACGTATTACACGCCGAACTATGCGCTCTGCATGTACGACTACATGCTGTCGCCAGACGGCATCGGCTGCGCCACCACGGACATCGACACCGCATCGGTGATCGCGGCGGCGAATATCTGCGATGAACAGGTATTGATCGCCGCTGCGGTAGGCGCAATGCCGGCGATCTACCAGAGCCGCTATGTCGCCAATGGCGCGATCCTGCTCGACCATTCGCCGGAAGAGAACATGCGCCAGCTATCGACCGCTGGCGGCGGCTCGGTCCCGGTGCTGGCCGGCGGCGTGTTCCGCATCTACGTCGGCGCCTACGATACGCCCACCGTATCGCTGAGCGAATCGGACCTGCGCGACAACGTCAAGATGCGGCCCCGGCAGCAGCGGCGGGACTTATTCAACGCGGTGTCGGGAACCTATGTCGACGGCGATGGCGGCACGTACCAGCCGACCGACTTCCCGATGGTGGTCAACGCACTGTACCAGTCGCAGGATGATGGCGAGCAGATCGTGCGCGACATCGTATTCCCGTTCACGACCAACAACATCATGGCGCAGCGGCTGGCCAAGATCGCACTGGAGCGTTCGCGTCAGGGGATCGTGGTCGAGTTTCCTTGCAAGGTATCCGGCTTCCAGCTGCAGGCCGGCGACACCGTCATGCTGTCACTGGCGAAGTTCGGCTGGAGCAGCAAGGTATTCCGCGTGCTGAATTGGACCTTCAACACGAATTCCGGCGTCGATCTGGTGTTGCAGGAGGAAGCGGCCGGCAGTTACGCATGGAACAACGGCGAACAAACGACCGTCGATCTGTCGCCGGATACCAACCTGCCCGACCCGAACTATATCGACCCGATCAGCGCGCTCACGTTCGCCAGCGGCAGCAACGAGATGGTGCGCGGCGGCGACGGCACCATCATCACGCGCCTGCACGTGTCATGGGCCGCGCCGCTCTCCGCACAGGCGTACGGCGGCGGCCGCATCGAGGTGCAATACAAGCGCGCCAGCGAACTGAATTGGACGCACGCGACGCCACTGACCGGCGACGCGACCGACACCTATATTTCCCCGGTCATGGATCTGGAGATTTACATCGTCGGCGTGCGGGCAGTCAGTAACCGCGGCATCACGTCGGCTTGGACCTACGCCATGACAACCATCGTCGGCAACACCGAGTCGCCGCCGGACGTGAGCGCATTCGCCCTGACCGTGCGCGCCGATGGCACGCGCTCATTCTCGTGGCCGACAGCCAACATGCCGCTCAACGTCGTCACCGGCGGCGGCTACGCCATCCGCTACCGCGTGGCGACCAGCGGCACCCCATGGGCCAGCATGACGCCGCTGCATGCCGGCATGCTGACGCAATCGCCATTCGAGACGCACAGCCCGGCCGACGGCGTCTATGATTTCGGGATCGAGGCGTTGAACGCCAGCGGCAACGGCTCCGCCGATGCGCAGATGATCTTCAATTTCATCGTTGGCGCTGCCGACTTCCTTGACGCGAAATCTGGCACCAGCGTGGCGAACGACATCATGGTGCAGACCATGGCAGCGCTGAATGCCAAGATCGCCGCCAACAAGGCCGAAACCGCGCAGGCAACAGCGGACGCGGCCACGGCGGAAATCACCAACATCTCGTCGGACGGCATTTTGTCGAAAGGAGAGAAGTCGGCTGTCATCCTCGATTACACCGCGATCCTCAACGAGCAGGCCGGGATCGATGCGCAGGCCGATGCATTCGGCCAGTCGCGCACCGCGTACGACGCCGCGATCACGGCGCTGACGAGCTACCTGACTGGACTAGCCCCCGCCTATAACGACACGACGACCGATACCGTCATCGTGGCGGCGACGTTCAGGTCGAAATTTACCGATGTCTACGGCGACCGCCAGCTGCTGGAAAACGCGATCGCGACCAAGGCGGCGACGATGGCGACCTGGACCGGGATCATCGGCACCAGCGGGACGATCGGCACGGGCAATGTGGGGGCGATTATTGACCCTGGCACCATCGGGACTGGTTTGATTGGGGCGAATGCTGCGACGGAGTCGATTACTAATTACCCTGCCGACACTGACGTATATAGGCTGTCCTCAGAAAGTGCCAGGTTCGATGTATCTACTATTTCTTATACCGCTACAACAGATTGCGAACTCGTAATTCGGGCTACCGGGCTAGGAAGTTTGTGTCTCACCGCTCTGGCCTCTGGGATGTCCATCACTGTAGATTTCAGCATCGGAAACACCTATCCTATTCCTAGATTTTTGGAAATACCCATAGGTTACAGCGGCACTACGCAGACGGTTTCTGGTGCATTTTCTATAGAGCAAAGACAGCACGTAGTATCTGGATATACTGCAAATTTTGCATTGTCTGGTGGTGGAGGATTTGGCATTACTAGGGCGTCAGGCGATTACGCTAAACTGCTCAATATTGTGTTTAGGCTTGAGATTATAAAAAGATGAACAGATTCAGCATCTACGACGCAAAAACAGGGTTGTTTACCGGGTCCAGTATTGCCTGCATCGGCGATCACCTGCCTGATAATGTCCCGCCTGACTGCGGATGCGTCATGGGCGAGTTCGACCATCTATCGCAGAAAGTGGACATGACGACAGGGGAGGTCATTGACTACATTCCCCCTCAGCCATCGGTCAACCACGCATGGAATTCGAAAACGAAGCGATGGCTGTACGTCAAAACGGATGGCGACATCGCTGCCGAGGTGCGCGCCCAGCGCGACCAGTTGATCACCGCGTGCGATTGGGTATCGGTACGCGCGATTGATAACGGAGCACCGGCGCCGGCAGCCTGGCTCGCCTACCGTTCCGCGCTGCGCGACATCACGAAGCAGTCTGGATTCCCACGAACGATCACCTGGCCGGCCGCGCCGAACTAACAAGTAGCATTCAATTCACAAGCTCGCTTCGGCGGGCTTTTTTTATGGGCGAAAACAATGGCAACAATTGACGACCTGACGGTAATCGTCACCACGCTGTCCGACAATGCCGCGGCACAGGTGGCGGCAATCAACGTACAGAAGAGCTATATCGACAACGCCGCAGCGGCCGCCACGGCTCAGGTAGCCCTTGCAACCACGCAGGCGAATAATGCGGCCGCTTCCTATGTCAGTCTCTCCGATCGCTGGCTCGGGGCCAAGGCGACGGCGCCGACGCTCGATAACTATGGCGCGGCGCTGATTGTCGGCGCGATCTATTGGGACACGCCAAGCAGCCTGATGAAGGTATGGAGCGGCACCGCATGGGTATCCTACGAGGCGAACGCGGTGGCCGCTGCCGCCAGTGCCACGTCAAGCGCGGGGACTGCTACAACAGAAGCCGGCATTGCCACGACACAGGCCGGCAACGCAGCCGCATCGGCTACCGCGGCGGGTACGTCCGAGACCAATGCTGCGGCCTCTGCGGCGTCCGTCGTCAGAGACGGATCGGGAGGCGTCGCAGGGCTGACAGGCCTCACCATCAACCTGTGGAACGCGGCCAAGACGTTTAAGTCATCTCTAACATTCAGCGGCGCAGCAAACCGCGTGCATACGCTCCAAGACCGTGACGGGACGATTGCGGACGACACTGATTTGGGGTTGAAGGCAAACAAAGGAGCCAACTCTGACATCACCAGTCTGGCCGGGCTGACCACGGCACTATCGATCGCGCAAGGTGGCACCTCAGCGGTTACGGCGAACGCCGCAGCCGACGCACTGGGCGCGCTCCGCAGAGGCACGATCCTTGGCACCGTCAGCCAAGCATCCGGGGTTCCCACTGGGGCGATCATCGAGACTGGTACGAATGCGAATGGAACCTATACGCGATGGGCTGATGGGACGCAAATCTGCGTACTCGAAGAAACGGTCAATGCCACAGTCAATGCAGGTACTTCGTACATGTATAGGGCCAGCAATAATTTATCCGCAGCTTTTGTTGGTACAGTTGAGAGTGTACCTGTACTTGCAGCCGGGTGTTTCTGGGAAGGCACGGCAGGAACAGGATTAGCACTATACGGTGTTGCTCATAAATATGGCTCCGTCTCAGCAGCGATAGTAAATATGGGAATCCGGCCTTCAGAAACAAATATCTCTTTTACTTTCGGTGCGCATAATGCGGCGAGTGTGACGGTTTCTTACATAGCAATCGGACGTTGGTTCTAACAAAGGAAACTATGCAAATCTCATTCTCCCCGCAAAGACGTGACGACACACTCCACGTTACCAAGCAAGGTGACGCGCTGACGATCAATGGCGTGACGTTCGACTTCTCGGTTATCCCCGATGGCGCGACACTGCCTGCCTCTGCCGTGTCGTGCGAGTACGTCACTGGAAATGTCGAGCGGATTGGTGGCGTGCTGCACCTGACGCTCACGCTACCGCACGGGGCGAACCCGTCACAGGGTGTCGCATTTCCTGCGCCGCTGATTGACCCCGCTGATGGCGTATTGGAGCTGCCGCAATGATCGACCTCACGAAACTCATTACAGCCGAGCAGAAGTCGGCGCAAGCGGCGGCGGACACATCCAAAGCGATAGAAACCGCGATCCAGTCGGCACTTGATGCCAAGGCGCGGGAACGCGGATATGACGACATCAAAGCGGCGAGCGACTATGCGGCGGATACGCCTGCCGTGCCATCGTCCGATCCACACTTCGCATTGTGCGAGAAATTC